ATCCCACCATATTTTTCCTTCAAAAGACTTGTCACCGTCCAATACGCGAAGCCCGTTGTCCAGGTTAGCAAACGGCACTCCGTGACCGTTTCTGGAAATACTTAGCTCATCCCAAATGACGTTTAAAGAAACCGTAGGCTTGAGTTCGTCAATCGGTTCTGATACATAAGTTGTAATTAATGGACTTGCCCATTCAACAAAATTTTCATAAGTCATGCCTTCGTTTAAAGCGTCTGCGGCGTCCCATTTTGATGGTTTGTCTTTGGGATTAAGTATTTTAATGTCTTCGCAATCTCTAGATAAAATACCGGCAATGTCTTGGGCGGCTTTTTTACCCGGTTCATCAGCGTCGGGCCAAATCAGAATTTTTCGCCCTTTTAGAACGGACCAATCGTTCTTATAAACGCTGTTTGCTCCATGACTCCATGTGGTAACGAGACACGTTGACCCCATTATTTTACGGCAAGCGTCTGCGGATTTTTCGCCTTCGACCACAACCACGGATGCAGTTGGATTTAAGGACAGGATGTCTAACCCGTATAGCGGTCGTGGCTCTGGATAAGCTTTGGCTGTCCACTTTCCATCAACCAAGTGGTATGGAGTGTATTGCTTTCCCTGAGCAGTTTCCCGGCGAGTCACGTAAAATAATGCGTTTCCATTCTTATCGTTATATTTCCAAAACAATCCTTTGGGTTTGAATTCTTGAATTTCTTGATGTTTTGAAGGCGATAACCTTTCTGCGGCTTCGCCCTGTTTAATATTGTGTATTGCGGCGTATAACGAAATCAAATCTCCACCGCGAACCTCTGAATTCGCATGATCCATCCATTGTCCAGTTTCAATGTTTACACATAGCGATTTACCGTTTCCACCTTTTAAATCAGAGCAAACGTATTCTTTTCCCTGAAATTTTCCTCCAGGAAGCCATTCGGGCAGTAAATTTCTTGAGTTAGACGCGAGTTCCCATGCAAGGGATTGAAAGTCTATTTTAGGCAAAGTTTATCCGATCAATCGAATTGTGTTTTCGATTTAAGCATGTACTACCGCTTGAGTTTAAATTTTTCGCATATGGCGTATTTTGGATTCCTGTGTCCAAACAAGAAACAAAAAAAGAATTTATGACGACGTTCTTTGTTAAACTGGCAATTTAAACATGTATAGTCGGAAGACGATTCTTGATATTTGAACCTCGCCTTCATCTCTCTTTGGGTAATCAATCGGTTGGGATCGGTTTCCACAATGTTGGTTTCTGTCTTCTCGAACAAATCAGGATTAGTTTTGACTATCATAATCCCTCCATTAGTTTTAATGAATCTTCAACGCTCCAAACAATCCCGCCTCGTCCGCCGTTATCGTTCACCATCTGAACGAATGAAGCCTGCTCAACTGTAGGTTTTCCGTTACCTTCTTTGACTTCGATAGCAAGGAATTTTCCGTTTTTAATTCCAATTAAATCAGACGATCCGACGCATAACCCGGAATGTAAAACTCGCGCATGGTGGATTAAAACGTCACCTGGAATCAATCGAACGGTTTCTTGTTTGTGTATGAACCTATAGTCGCCTATCCAAGCTTGAGCGACGTTGTTTCTAAATAAACGCGCTCCTTGTCTAGAGGCTTCTAGTTGAATAGTTCTCATTAGGTCGGGCTCGTTCATATAGCCGCCTTCCTTTGCCTAGCATTCCAAACGTGTCTGGCCCACGCCTTGGGATGGTTATATCCCCTCTGCTGTGCCACGGTAACGAGGTCTTCGTAAGTCTGCGCTGTAAATTGCGGAACTCTTACAACTCGCTCGACTTCTTTTAATTCTCCTTCAACTTCTCTCAACTTTTCAACAACGGCTTCAAACTTAAAACCACAGAACTTGCACACTCCAGACGGAACTTGAGCCGCAAAACATCTTGGACAAATTTTTACATGAACTTCTTGACTCGATTTTTTCTTGCCTACGTTTCCTTCTAAACTCCATTCTCTAACTTCGTCAGGCAATCCGTGACGCCTACAATTTCCAACATGGTCTAATATGATGGCGTAGTCTTTGCCTTCTGCTGGACGAAGGCACCTTCCAAGCATTTGCAGATACATGCTTAGGCTCTGAGTCGGCCTGAGCATTATTACCGCTTCAATTGCGGGACAATCGTATCCTTCGCCAAACAATTCAACGTTTGAAACGACCGATGTTTTCCCATCCTTGAAATCGTTCATCACACGATCACGAATTTCGGTTGGAGTTTCTCCGTCAACGTGTTCCGCTTTTACTCCAGCCGAGCGGAATTGTTCTACTATATGCTTCGAGTGTTCAATTGACGATGCAAAAACAACCGCGCGTTTACCACGGCACAACTTGAGGTATTCATTTATGGCGCTACCAGTAATGGTGGGCTTATCGACTCGTTCATTTGTCGCCTTACGATCAAAATCCCCCATCGTTGTGCGAATACCGGTCATGTCAACCGTTGAAGGAGCATATAGTTTGTAATCCGAAAGAAACCCGGCTTCAATCAACCAAGAAACGGTTGGACCTTTAACCATTGCCTGAAAATATTTTCCTAAACCCTTTCCATCCAGTCTTTGAGGCGTGGCCGTGAGTCCGATATGAAACGCTTCTGTAATTTGATTAAATATAAACTCCCAATTCTTGGCGGCTAGATGGTGACATTCATCATATATAATAAGACCAGGTTTTGACATATGTTCATAACGTCTCTTAAGACTTTGAATGGAGCATATTTGAACCGGAAAATGCGGTTCTTCCATAAATCCAGCAGACACGACTCCGCATGGAACTCCTACGTTAGAGAATGCCTTTAGGACTTGGCGTATAAGCTCCCTTCGATGCGTTATAAACCACACGCGATTTCCCAACGCAACGCTGGATTTAACCATGTATGAAGCCAACACCGTTTTTCCTGACCCCGTAGGGGATTCGAGTATCATGGAACGAACACCAGAACGCATGAGCGCCCTGGCCTCGTTGCTCATTTTTTCTTGGTATGGGCGGAGCATTTATTTGATGTCTTCCATTAGCATCTCAATCGTCACTCCCCACTTCATTTTGTTTGACGCGGATAATACTGATTTCCAGTTATGAGCAGGAATAACTCCCCTGGTTTTCCAATGATGTAAAACAGACCGCTCCACTCCAACGGCGCGAGCGGCTTTAGTCAAACCGCCAGATTTTTCAATAATACGTTCTGATGTGTTCATTTTGATTTCCTTTCAGATAAATATTATATCATTCGAAGGTTGACAAGTCTAATACAATCGGATACAATATTCAAACGTTGTCAATTCATCAAGGAGAACGAGCGTGAGCGAGATAATCAAGTCTAACCCAAAAATCACGTCTGGAAAAAGAAAAGAGCCGTTGACTATTATGTTGTATGGCGTTGCTGGTATCGGTAAAACGCAACTAGCTTCTGAATCCGAAAATCCAATTTTCATCGGAGAACGCGGAAATTTGCTTTTGGACGTTTCCCGCTTTGACGAAGAAAAAACATTTGCGGAGTTTGTCGAAGACATCAAATGGTTGATTGAAAATGAACACATTTACAAAACTCTTGTGATTGACACTCTTAGCTGGCTTGAGCCTTTAGTGTTCCAAGAAGTATGTTCTGAGCAAACAAAACCAGCCAAAGACATTTCAAAGGTGCCACACGGTGCCGGTTACATTTCGGCTTATACAAAGATGGAAAGCGTCACAAAGCTTTTGAATGATCTTAAAGATAAGAAAAAAATGAACGTTGTGATTATTGCTCATTCAAAAGTTAAGCCATTTAATGATCCCACTTCGATTGAACCATACGATAAATACGTTCCTTCGTTGAACGAAGCCATTTCCGCAATATGGGTCAAGTACGTCGATGCCCTCATCTTTATGAACTACGAAACGTTTGTAAAAGAGGGAGAACGACGGGCTTATGGAGACGCGCTTCGTATTGCTTACACCGAAGAACGTCCTTCATTCCAAGCTAAAAACCGTTACGGGTTGCCTTATCGAATTGCCATGCGCAAAGGGGAGGGATGGAAAACTCTAGTTGAAGCGATTGAAAAATCAGAACCAAACAGTCTGGAAGTGTTGCAACGAGCCGTTGCCGAATTGCGAAAGACAATTTCAGGGGAGCCTGAATTTTTGTCTAAGGTTGATAAGTCAATTGCCGATGCCGGTGTGGATTTGACTAAGTTGACGGCCATTCGCGACCGGATGGTTGCATTAACGGGAGGGTTAAAGTGAAAAAGTTAGATAAAAGAGACAAGGAAATCAAAGACTTGAAGATGGCTTTGTTGGTTAAAGATAGCCAATTGTTCAAACTTCGTAATGTAGAAGAAGAGCTTTCTAGGATTAAGGTTCTGTTAAGGCCTTATTCTATTAAAACTGCTAAAAATAGTTCGCCTTTTACAATTTCTGGTGTTGAATTAACCAGCGAAGGCGCATTGGCTGATGTTATTGATAGGTTGAACACTTCACTAACAAGATGCTCTGAATTGTCTTTTGTTTGCGATAAATACTACGAACTACTTAACACGGCTTTTACAGGAAAACGAGAAGGAGAAAAAGCATGAGAATCAAGCCCGGAACATACCCTGGTACGTTGACTGATTATGGAATCTCAGAAACCAAGGCCGGTGATCCTCAAGTGTTTCTGATATTCGACGTAAACGCAGGAGATCAAGGCAATTACAGTATGACTTGGTACGGGTTAATGAATACCGTTGCTAAGGAATCCGGAAAGAAAGCTCCAATCGAATACACGATCAAGACCATTCTTGATTGCGGATTCTCTGGTGAGTCTCCTGAGCTTCTTGCGGCTGGACCTGAGTCTAATTTGATGCCGTTGGGCATTGCAATGGATTTACGGGTCGAAGACAATACCTACGATGGTACTACAACCAGCAGAATCAGGTTTGTAAACGTTCCTGGTCAAGGTGGTGGACCTGGACGAGTAGGATATGAGGAGGTAACTAAGAAGGTAAGCGTTGATGCTATCCGCGCCGAATTGATTAAGCAACGCGCTAACCGTCCACATGTAGAAAAAAAACAAGATGTAGGGTGGTGAGTATGTACCAACTAATCGAGGTGGATCAAAACACACCCGCTTGGTTGGATTGGCGCAAGAACGGCATAGGGGCCTCAGACGCCCCCGCCGTTCTGGGCGTCAGCCCGTATACCAAGCCTCAAAAGCTTTGGGCAATCAAGGTTGGAATGGATGTAGATAAACCAGTAAACAAATACATCATGGATAAGGGCCATGATTTTGAAACCCGTATTCGAGCTAAATACGAGTTTGAATCAGAAGGTAATTGGCCTTCGGTTTGCATGCAATCGGTTGAATTTCCATACTTAAGGGCTTCGTTGGACGGATGGAACGGTAAAAATATCATCGAAATTAAGATGGTTGGAGCAAAGATGTTTGCTTCTGATGATATACCGCCTCACCATTACGCTCAATTTCAGCATCAAATGATGGTTTCTGATGCCGAAGACATGACCGAGATTTACGGTTTGATTGACGAGTTTAACGAACTCAAAGACAAGAAACGTCTCGTTGTTCGCGACGAAAAGTTTATTGATGCCATGTTTCACAAAGAAGTGGAGTTTTGGAAGATGGTTACGGATAAGGAGTGGAGATGATTGGCGGCATCGACGTTTCTCACTGGAACGGTAAAATTGATTGGCCGAAAGTAAAAACATCGTTTGCGTTTTGCAAGGCCACTCAAGGAATGGGTATGATTGACCACACGTTCCAGACGAATATTCAAGGTTGTAGAGATAACGGGATCGTTCCAGGAGCATATCATTTCTTAAATCCTACTCAAAACGGGCGAGATCAGGCAGACTTTTTTGCAGAATACGCAAAGCCCGATATGTTACTTGCTTTGGATTGCGAAGGAGACGGTTGGAACGCATTAACACCGCAAGAATGTGCTGACGAAATCGGTGTTTTTATGACATTCTGCAAGATTAACATTGGCAAGTATCCGTTATTGTACTTCTCGCCTTCGTTCGCAAATGACAGGTTGCGAAGGTTCCCGATCAAGCAGTATAATTGGTGGGTAGCTTGCTATGCTACAAAGATGCCTGCCGACTTTTCTACCGCGAAGTTCTGGCAATACACTGAATCTGGTGGATGCCCTGGAATTCAAGGCAAATGCGATCTGGATATGTTCTTTGGCGAACGAGAAGATTTACTAAAATTGTGAGCGAAAAATGAAACTCGGAAAACAACCAGTTCGGCATGACCCCCGAACCCTCAAACTTGCGAAGTACCTGCCACAGTTACCAACGCCCCCGCCCGTTTGCGATTGGGGCACGAAGGTAGCGTTTTGGAACATGCTGGCCAATGACTCGGTTGGGGACTGCACATGTGCCAGTGCCGGTCACATGCTCATGTCGTGGACCGCGAACGATGGCGTGGAGTTTGTCCCAACTGATTATCAAATATTGTGCGCATACTCGAACATAACCGGATATGACATAACCAATGGGTTAAACGACAACGGTGCGGTGGAACTGGACGTTCTGAAATACTGGCGCAACAAGGGAATCGCTGGTAAAAAGATTCTGGCATTCGTCAAGCTGGAAGAGAAAAGTTTCGACCACCTGAAAACGGCGGGCTATCTTTTCGGCGGCGTTTACATCGGCGTTTCGCTCCCCGTCGAGGCCCAGAATCAGAAAGTTTGGGACGTTACACCTGGAGAGGTTCCGGGCTCATGGGGTGGACACGCGGTCCCAGTTATCGGCTATAATTCCGTTGGGCCCGTAGTCGTGACATGGGGCGAGTCGAAACAGATGACGTGGGCGGCGTACCTCGCTTGGTGTGACGAAGCCTACGCCGTGTTGAGTGGAGATTGGACGGGGATTGATGGCATGGCGCCATGCGGTTTTGATTTTGCGCAGTTGGCGGTGGACTTGACAGAGTTGGACGGTGCGTCGTCGGTTGAGAAACCGGATTTGTGGGAAAGGATCAAGACGTGGCTGAAAGACCTTTTTCATTAACCTAGTAGGTTAAGACTTTTGGGAGGGATTATGAGCATCATTGAAAATTTGGCAAGCTTGGCAGTAAAAACCGCATGTCTTCCAATTTCAGTAGTTAAAGACGTTGGCAATGTCATTGAAGGTGACAATGTGGATGACACGGCGTCAAACGTCGAGTCGATATTGGACGACATTTTCGGATAGTAGGTGCATCAAAAAACTTAGGAGGAAGCAATGCAAAGTTTTATCACAAAGTGGCAGTTGTTTTGGGGTACTCCATTGGCTCAATGTTTTTTTAAGGTGGTCCGTGACAGTGCGTTGACGTATGCCGGGGCCAATCAATTCGTGCCGTCGAAGGCTTGGGCGGTCGGACTGGTGGTATTCGTTTTTTCGGCCATCATTCACGGCGCTCCCACCGATCAGGCCAAGCGGTCGGCACTTCGTTCGACACTCAAGGTTCTGTTCCTTTTTGCCTTCTGCTTCTCGATGATCGGGACGGCCTCGGCTTACGAGTGGAACATTCCAGCCAATCAGGTTCGTTTCTCTCAATCCACGTTGAAAAGTTTGGCGTTGAATAAAAAGCTGACGGCGGGAACGAGTGAGACGGACATTATCACGGCCCCGACCGCCGCGCTTGCTTGCGGGACGGTTAAATCCTCATACGGGTTTAGTTTCTCGTATGCGGTGCTGGTCGGAAAAATTTCATACGTGAACGACACAACCAGCAACTACTCAAATTATTTCGGGTTGGGTGTTTCGGGTTACGCCGACTTGGGAAATTTTATGACGACCGATTACAGCATAAAGGACACATTTAAAGGCGGATTCAACGCGATCCTTCCCGAAATGTGCGGCGTCACTCCGGGTGTGTCCGAGGTTTGGGCCTACAAGCAAAAACCTACTTTTCTCGTAACGGCAAACGTTCCGTTGGGATCGACTCACAAAGTTTGCAAGGTTCATTGATTCGTTATTCGTTCGGCGGGGTGGGTCAAACCATCCCGCCTTTTTTATTTAAGCATATAATCCAGTAGACGTTACCAGCCATCCCTTATATAGAGAAGTTCCAGACGGAGTGTTAATAAACCTAATCATGGCCCATCCATTTTCCGGTATTACAACATCGGACGGAATGTTAAACCTATTAATCGCCAATGACCCGGTGTTTTTAGCTTTCAAAGTTATAGTTCCACCTGCCACATTAAACAATAGCAAATCTGTATCTCTTGTTCTGCTTTCGGAGTTTATCCCAGTGATGTTTACGACTTCTGAAGTAACTATTCCCAGTTCGGTAACATTTCCATCCGCGAAATCTTTCCCAGCAGTATCAACCGGGCTATAATTATTTATGGTTCCGTTAATTAACGG